TTAGAAAATTTTATCGGAAACCTTGTTGTCCGTGCCTTCCCACTTTCCAAGCATCTCTATGTACAAGAACCTGCTAGTGGACACGAGGAACACTTTGCAGTCATCTATCCTTATCATGACCAGGCGGTCCCCCATTGCATCAGGGACCATCAGAAAATGCCCAGCAACATCGTTGTTTTTCTCTGGTTGTGCCCTCACAACATACCACATTCCCGAAAGCCCTAGCTTTTGTGCACACTCCTTTGCTTTGTTTAACACTCCCTCATTTTCCATATAATCTGTAAAGACAACACAGTATATAAAATTTACCACCCACCAAAAAATAGGTTAAGATTTGAGGGCCCTTGAAGCGAGCTCCTGTCTTATAAACTCCTTGGCGAGTTCTATGTCCTCTTCCCGTATTGGTATGGTTTCTCCCCTGTCTTTAAGCGTTGATACCAGTGCGGATGATGCTGCTATCTGCACTGCCCTATCGATGATTCTCATGCTTGCTCTCGGCGAGAACTCATGTTTGAGGTTTATAATCCATCTGCCAAGCTCTTCAAAGTCGCTGTACTCTATCAACACTTTCGGCCTGTATCTGACGAGATAGTGGTATGTGTAGGTTATGTGTTTTCTGAGTGTGTCTGCGAGGTAGAAGTCCACCTCACCACGCCCTATCCTGAGCATGTTGTCAAAGATTAGCTCTTCACGCTCTTTGGTGTTGACAAACAGCTTGACTATCATCCTGTCCTCTACGGCTGCAAAGTTGGGGTCGCTCATAGTATCTTTGTATCCATTTTTTGTGGATTTTAGATTGTAGTTCACGATGAAGAAGCTCGTTACCCTGTACGGGCCAATCTTTGTGGTCCTGGTCTCGTCGCTTACCTCACGCCGCTCCATTACCAGCTTGAGCTTCTCCACCATCCCCGGATAGCGGAAGAAATCCCTGAACTCCGGTATAACCCAATCCACAGGATAGCTCTGATATGCCTCAAGGATTGCTATAAACTGTTTGGGGGTCATTCCCTCAGCGTATCTTATCTTCCCTATTATCCCGTGTGGAGGTATGCCCTTTCTGTTGTTTCCCCTCAGCAAATCATCGGTGGCGAAGGTCTTTCCAGTGCCGGGGTCTCCATAGTATGCCAGAGAGAATCCAGTTTGTATGAACTTTGTCAGCTTATCATTGTTATGAATGTACACATTAACGTCTGCCATAGAGTACTGCTGTAGTATGACAAGAAGCGCATCCATGTAAAGTCCATCCATTATGCTCTTCGTGTAATCTATGATGTCTTTGACCGATTTAATCTCCGAAGCCCACGCATCCACCTCTTTATCTTTGACGCTTTTGATAAATGATGTGTATTCTCTCCTGAGCCTATCTACGACCTCCTGTTTTTCTTTTATTGCTGCCTCGGTGCTCAGATTGCCCCCGGAGAACCAGTCCTGCAAGAATCTCTTTATGAGGGCGTGGTTGTGCATCTTGTAGCGATTGTTATCCCCGTATGCATGGGTTATCAGCACATCCACATCTCCTATGCGGGACAGAATGTTTGCGCTGCCCACCTTCGCTATCAGGTATCGCTTTGCCTCCTTCTTAGTCCAGCCCATCACCGGAGAGCTTCTCTGGTCAAATTCCACCAGGGCGAGCAGCTCCTGAGCATCATCGGTGTTGCGAACCAAATACTTTAGCTCTCTCTCAATCACATCTTCACGGCTGTCCTCCTTGTTTATTCCCAGTATGTGTTTGTTGTACATTTCTTCAGGCACCATTTCTACCACCCAAATAGTTTAGGAGGGGAGGTGTCTCCCCTCATATATACATTCCCTCCGGGCTATGTGTTACTCCCGACACTTCTTCTTTGTCTATGTCTATGCTTATTCCGTTTTCTGCTAAATATATCTCTACCGTGTCCACAAGCACGTTTGCTATGGATAAAACAGCAAACGCTGATTCTTCTGGTGTATCTAAGTTCAGTTCCTCTATTTTATTTATTATCTCCCTTGAAATCTCATCGGTTTTGTCCAGTATCTCGTTAATCCTCTCTTTATTCACTTTGTATTTAGCCACAACCACCATCATGGTTGCAGCTACGATGTCCCTGAGCTCGCTACTTACTCCTTTTATTATTTTCTTCAAATCCATTTTTACCACCCAAAAAGAAAAAAATCAATCGAAGAGTTTGCAGTTGAGTTTCCTCTTGTTGCCTTCCTCATCGATGATGTATATGGTGGCAGTATTATTTGGATTGAGTTCAATTTTGTTCACCACCGTCGACAGGTCCACTCTCTCTGCCATGCCTATCTCGTTGTAGCACTTCATGTGGTCTACCAGATAGACCCATATCCTTCTAAACGGGGTTGTTTTAATTCCCATTTTCACCACCCAAATAATCAAATAGGCTCTTAACCCTATCCTTTTTAGTATTCTCACTCTTTAACTTCTCAATCTCGGCGATTATCACATCATCCAGCCTGAGGTCAACAAAGAAATTCAGCGGGAATGGCAGTTCTCTGCTCGTATACTTATAGTAAGATGGTAAAACCATGTGTGCAAATTTACCACAATCATCTTTCCCCCACACAATCCAGCCTATTCCAAGATATGCCATAATAAACAGCGATTCTATGGTCATCCATGTTGGTGTGGTTGCTATGTAGCTGTAATCCACAAAAGCCCTGCGTGCCGCTGCCTGCTTCACAACCTTTCGCACATCAGTCTCTTTGAACTCCACGGATATCTTCTTCTCCGTTTTTTGTTGCTCAAGCACAATTAATAGGTCAAATTCATACTTTTCCCCATCTATTGTGAAGATGTACCGTGGGTATAGCCTCACCTTCTTTGGATTAATTCCTCCCTGATTTAGCGTGTGCCACCACAGAATAGTATCAACAACCTCATAGGCTGCATACTCTTCGTTATTTGCATTATTTTTCAACCACTCCTTATATTCTTCCAAATCCATACAGACCATAATGTGTGTATCTATTATAAACTTTTCGCCACCCATACAAAAAATTAAGAGATGTAGATTGGGTCTTCATACCAGTCTCCTACCTTTATGTATCTCCACTGCACTGTTATTTCCTTCTGTTCTTCTCCGTATGGCACCAGCTTGTCTCTGTGTGGGCAATCTGGAAGCTCTTTGATTATCTTCTCTCCGTTATCAAATTCTATCTCCCCGTATCCCTCATGGCATATCGGGCACATGAGTGATGCCGTTGCGTATGTGTACACTCCTTTGTGGTGTATTGAAGCTTTATTTTTTACTCTCAAAGGCGCTAGTTTATCCACCAGTTTTACTTCTGCAAAGAATGGGTGCTTGGGGGTTATTCTAGTCTCAGTTATCTGCCCCCGTTTCTCTCCAGATTTCCACAGCACACGGTACTTGAACGAGGTTCTGGTGGGCAGAATCTCTACAAGCACTCTGTCCTCCGGACGGAAATTGGTATAAAGGTCGTCACCAACTTCTCTTGTTATTTCTCCTTCCCAGTCGTCATCTATGGTAAGCTGCTCTATTAGCCACCCCTCGTCCACATACTTCTTTACCGTGGCAACAAACTGTTTCCATGTTTCCTTGTTAAACTCGTCCATCCTCTGCCTAAGTTCCGCCTCTTTATGACGCAGCTCCTTGTACTTATCCTGTAGAACTTTGCTTCTTTCCTCAAATTCCCTCTGGGCTTCCTGTTTTGCCCTCTCCAGTTGCTCCTTTAGCTCCGGTATTCTGTGTTTTATGTACACTTCGTCCGATAGTTTGTTTAGTTCCTCCTCTATTTTCTTCTGGGACTTTTTCAACTCCTCATACTCTTCCTTCAACTCTCTTAGGTCCATATTACCACCCAGCAAAAAAGAGTTAGGAGGGGATTTCCTCGACTTCTATGTCGGCGTAGTCTGCGATGTTCTCTCCATCTTCAAATATGGAGAGAATCATTCGGTTTGCTGCCTCCACCGGGCACTCGTTGTCTGGTATCTCAAACTCAAATATCACTCTAACTCTCTTCATCCCTCTCCACCTCCAGAATGCCTGTTGCAACTCTAAGTGTCGCTATCTTTCCCTCTTCAAGTATTCTGAGCATAAGCTCAGGGTGTCTGTAGTTCCCCTTTAGATATTTTAGGGCTTCATCTCTGCTTATCTCCTCTTTCACGTCTTTCCCTATTCTCAAATCAAACCACGTCAGGTAGTACTTCATTCTCACCACCCAAAGAAAAAATAGGGAAATCTATAAAAACCTGTCCAAATCAATCCTTCTGCCCTCCATGTCGTAGAATCTCCACGTTCCACTATATATGTCATACACCGCTTCAAATTTTTTCTCTTCGAAAGTATTTGTATTGAAAGCCCTGATAACATGGCTGTTTCCCAGCTCTTTGCCTGAAAATCTAACGGGTAAATCGGATTCAAGTATCCAATCGGGATATCTCCTCCTCAAGACCCTCATCAGGCTCACGAACCCGTAATCTTTGACTAACTTGCCGTAGTATGCTCTTGTGTACGTGTTTTGTGGCTTGAACTCATAAAACCCACTTCGGCTATGTCTCTCTGGCATTGATACCACCCATACATGATAGCCAAACCAACATAAAATTTTTACCACCAACCAAAAAATAGGGAGAGTTATTTAGATGTTTTCTTCCTCTTCCTCCTTCTGCCCTTCTTTCTGTAGGTTATCTGGTTGTAGTCTTCCATGTGCCCAAGATGGGTCTTATCTACCACTTCTGGGGAGTTATCTAAGCCCAGATAGTACTCCGCTATGCTCCTCGTAAACGGAAGCTTCACGAGCTTCTTCTTCGGTAGCTTCACATAGTAGCCGTTAACGAAGGTTTTCACCTTCCAACCATTCTCTTTTACAATCTCTGCTACTCTCTTCATGGCCTGTTGCAAATCACTCACATAGCACCCTCCGCCATCCACGTAAGACCCGCATCCTCTGTGGACTGTTGCACCAGAGCCCGCATAGCAGTCTGTTACGCCAAACTCCTCTGGGTACTCTCTGTAGTATTTTCGAAGCTTATCTGCGTCCGGCCCAGAAAAGCTGTACCCAGTTACCACAAAGTAGCCTGTTACGACGCTGAACTCTTTTCTCTTGAAGAGCGTGTAGATTCTGTCCCCATCTTTGAGCTTTGTGGCCCAGTGCATAGGTATGGCTCTGCTCACACCAATCTTCTCCGCCTCCTTTTCAAATCTCTCTGGGGTATAAACCCTGTTCCCGATATAGGTTATATAAACTGGTTTCTTCTCTTTCTCTACCATGGTTACCACCCAATAAAAAATTAGGAAAAGAGTTTGTCAAGCGGGTATTCGACGTTGCTGTATCTCATCTCAACGCCGTCTTCGAGGTATCTCACAATCACGTCTGCAACAGCTCTGTCTTTTCTCACTCTCAGGTTCACCACTCTCACTTCCACGGCGTTGAGCTTGTTTAGCCCGGAGCCGTAGTATTCTAGTTGCCAAATCCTCTCCTTTATTTGCTGTATGTCCATACTACCACCCAAAAAATAGAAAAAAGGGTTATTCCCTGAGTTTGGGGGCCACCATGTGCAGTATTTTTATGTTCTCTGTTTTAAACTCCAAGGATATCGGATAGTCTGTGCGCAAGCTGATGTGTATGTCGTCGAAAATCTTGGTCAAACTCTTGCTTGCTACAGTCTCTAATATGGGATACATAGCCCCGACCTCCTCTTTATCTGTTGCATTCATCTCAAGTGCTCCGGGAATTTCTATGGTTATGTGCCTTGAATCCTCTACTTCGTCGCCTGAAGACTTTAGAACAACAAGTGCCTCGGTATTGGTTTTCTTCACGAGAGAAATCTTAAAATCATCGCTGACCCTGTATATTTCTACCAAGCTGTCATAAAAGTCTTTAGCACCCATACGCACCGTGCGCTCGTTTACTATGTCTGGTATCTTTTCAGGATAGTTTGAGTACACTTTTCCATCGTTTAGGTTGTTAAATCTGTAGGTTTTTGTGCTTTTGCCGGCTACGGTGAGTACCAGAGAGTACTCCTCGTAGCTATCCAGCGAATTCTCGTCACGTATGCCGTACACCTTTATATAAAGCTCATTGGTTTTGTTCATCTTCTTTACGATGTCGAGAATCTCTCTCACCGGAATGCCTATCTTCACGTTTTTGTCGCCGTCAAAATAGTAGGCATCAATGGCATCCTTGTTTATGCGTGCATCTATCAGGGTTATTCTGGCCGAGTCCAGCGTTACCAGACGCACCCCCTCTGGCCCTATTTCCATCACTGGCTCGTCGGCCAGCTTCTCTAGTGCAGCCAGTATTGCGTAGAGTTTGTCCCTGCCAAACTCTTTTCTTATAATACCTCCAAATATCTCCTTGGGTTCCATTTCAACCACCCAAACAAAAAAGAGGAAAAAGAATTAGTAACACTCATCTACTTCGGTGCTGGCCACTTCTATGTTATCGTTGTCTTCCAGTGCTACAACGAGCCACACGTTGTACTGGCAGGACTCCTCATCCTCATTGGTAAACGTACCCACCGTCCCGCCAAATATCTCTGCAAGCTTATCAGCGAGATTGTTTGCATAGTCGCTGAAGTGCCCTCTGCCCGTTTCTGAGAATTCATACCACTCATCCGGATAGTAGTTGCGGATATATACGGTTCTGTCAACCCCGATGGGCCTGAGGTCAATCTTTGCTGTTATCTTCACATAGGGCTTGTTGTAGGTCTCAACAATCTGGAGCTCGTCGTCGCTCAGGTGATACTTCTCCTTAAAGCGCTGTATTTCCCTTTTCCTGACTTCATCTATCTCAAAGGACTCCTTGAGCTTCTGGACCCACGGCTTGGACAGAAGGGCCTCTATCTTCTTCTGCTTCTCCTCCCTCTCCCTCTTCTCTTGTTCTTCTATTTTCTTTCTGTTTTCCTCGTACTCCTTTCTGTGTTTCTCCCTTATCTCCTCCTTAACCTCGGTGATTATCTCGTCGTAGTGTTCTAAGAAGTCCCTCAGCTCTTCTAGGACCTCTATGACCACCTGTTTTGCCTCTTCTGTGCTCAGAAGCCTCCCCTTGCGGGTTATCTCTCCCAATATGGCCACAGATAGTGTGTGTTTGCCAAAGGAATCATCGGAACTGAGGGCCTCGTGCAGGCGTTTGTATTTTTCTGGGACGTCGAAATAGTGGTTGCGTGCTATGTGTATGTTGATTTCCTCTTCGTCTTCAAAGACCACGTCTGCGCCCCGTGTCTCGTAGCGAATTCGTGTTATATACCCATACTCACCGACTATTACCGCTCCATCTCTTATGCTCAGCACATCGTATCTCTTTATCTCTTCGCTGGTCATAGGTATCTCGTAGTGTACGATGTAGTCTCCGTATTGGTTCTTGCTAACTCTCTCGTCCTCTCTATAGTCCACGCCGTTCTTGGCCAGCTCCGTCTCTGCTTTGCTATCCAGCCGGACCTCCAGCTCCAACGGCCACCAGGCCTCCTTGTTCTCCACATTCTCACCTCCTTTCTGGTTTTCCATATTCTCTACCTCCATATCCACCATTTTTCTCACCTCGCTTGGGGTTAAACCACCCAAAAAGAAAAAAATATTAAGGTTTTATGGGGAGAAAGTCTTCACACACTACTTTTTTATAGGCGTATCCAATTACAGAAAGCAACTCGCCGGGAACTTGTATGTTGAATGCCGAAGCCAGCTCTAAACCCAGAACTCTTGCTCTCTCCTCGGTCCATTCTCCATATTCGTCATAGTTCCAACCTTTTTTAAGGGCTTCGAATTTTTTGCACACTTTACGATGTGCGCATCTCAAACATCTCTCTATCGCATTCATCTACTCCACCTCCGCACCTACAAATTTTACCTTTTCTATTGTTTGACCAAAAAAACACTCTGATATTCTTTCAAATATATAGCGATTTCCCTGTTTGTCTATTGCACCAATCTCCTGATAGCTATATCCATGCCCGTCTGTAACGCTAGATGGTAGTACGTACCATTCCGTTTCCATGTCTGAAACATATTCTACCTCCAGTCCCATTTCCTGTAATCGCTTTTCCAATTTATTCCAGAACTCGTCCTCGCAATCCTCATAGTCTTCTTCGCACACGTACTCTAATATTACCTCTCCATTTATCATATTACCACCCAACCAAAAAATTAGGAAGATGTCTTTGCCCTGCTGACATCGGGCTTCTCCAGCAACTTCATCATCCCAAGCAGATATGCCTCTGTGCGGTCGAGATTCTTTTTCTTCACCTCTTCACTCAGCGAGTCGAGTAGCTGGTTAAATTGTTTCATGTCTTCCTTGGAAATTCTGTCAAGCTCCTTGAGGCTGTATCCTATATCTTCCACCAGCCTAAGCAGTCTTCTCTCGCCAATCACATGTTTCCAGTATCCAACGCCGTTAGACACTATCCCCCTCGCAATCTCTTCCGGGTCCACATATACGTCCGAGTACTCGTAGTATGCGTAGTACAGGGCCGGCATCATGCTCATCCCTGCGGTTGCGAGGCTGACATAGACTGTGTAATCCAGTTCAAAGAATACCAGCCCTGTGCCGTTCATCATCTCATTCAGGTCCTTGGCATCGTATCTGGTGGGAAACTCCCACGCATAGTTCCAAATTGGATAGTAGTCATCCGGCGTTATGTAGTTCCATAGCTCGTCCTCAAAGTAGTCTCTTACCCAGTTGCGGAACCACTCTTCGTCCTCGTAGTTATCCATATTGCCGGAGAGGTATTCTCTTATCTCATCTTCGAATGTGTCCATAAACTCATCGACATCTATGTTGTTAAGCAAACAACCGCAGTTCGGGTCAAACATATCCTTGTCGCCAAGAAGCCAGTAGGCAAACTCCAGAAAGTCGTCTATTCCTTCGCCGAGGTAGTAGTCCTCCAGTTCATCCGGGTCGTCGAAGAGGGGATCCACGACCACAACGCCCGAACCGGTCGCCGGTCTGCCACGGCGGACGGCCGGAGCTTGGACGAGACCTTCGCCGAAAGCTTCGAGAAGACGCCGATCCGCCGGGTGACAGAGGAGCAGCTGCGCCTGTGCCTCATGGCCCAGTATGTCCGCAAGCTTCACAAGAAGAACGGTCAGGTCACGCTCTACAAGAACTACTACTGGGCCGAATGGATGAGCGAACTCGCGGGCCAATGGGTCACGGCGCGGTTCAATCCGGAGGATCTGCACGAGGGCGCGAACATCTACAGCATGCAGGGCGAGTTTCTCGGCTACGCCCACTGCCGTCAGAAGTCGCCGTTCCGCGACATTGCCTCGGCCAAGGCAGCGGCCCGCGAGGAGAAGCTCCGCCGCCGGAAGCACAAGGCCCTGCTCAAGGAGAAACGGCCGGTCTCGATCGAGGAGTTCGCTGCCCAGATCGACGCCATACCGAGCCCGCAGGAGAACGTGCCGGAGGCATCGGTGGTTCAGCTGGATCGCCTCATGCAGATCGAACAGCGCAAGAAGGGCGGCGGGCTGATCCAGCGCGCGGTCCCGGCGCCCGATACTGCGGCGGACGCGCGGATCCGCGACTTCACCGCAGAGCGCGAGAAGCGGCGTGTCGAAGAGCCGGTGGCGGTTCCGAACTCGTCGTTCGCGGATCAGTTCTGGCAGGCCCTCGATATCGAACGGCGCTCGATCGCAGGTGAGCCGGTCTCTGAACGCGAAGCAGCCTTCCTGACGCGCATGCGCCAGCTCCCGGAATACCGGGCAAAGCGCAAGGCCTACGACCGTTTCGGCGCGCAGGCCATTGGATGATGACCCCGCCGCCGGGGCATCGCCCCGACGGACAACGGCAACAAGGAGAAGACTATGGATGGAGCAGGACAAATCGACGGCGTGACCACGGTCATGCCTTTGCGCAACGTGATGTTGCTGGCGGAGCTGATCGAGCGGGTGCGCTCGCGCGATCCGGATCTTCCGGGCATGGCATGCTTTTCCGGCCCGAGCGGGCTCGGGAAGACGAAGGCGGCGGCGTGGAGCGCCAACGAGTACGGCTGCTATCACGTAGAGATGAAGGAGAGCTGGTCGCCGAAGAAATTCGTCGCCAAGATCGTCGAGTGCATGGGCATGAACCCGACCGGCACGATTGGCGACATGGTCGACCAGGCCGGTGAGGAACTGTCCAAATCCGGGCGTCCGCTGCTGCTGGACGAGGCGCACCTGCTGGCCAAGCCCAAGCTGATCGGCATCGTTCGTGACCTCTACGAGAGCTCGGCCGCGGCCGGCGGGACGCTGGTGCTGATCGGCGAGGAAATGCTGCCGCAGACCCTCGCTCGCTGGGAACGCGTGCATAACCGGATGCTCGACTGGGTTCAGGCTCAGCCCTGCGATCTTCGGGAGGTGGGCCTGCTCGCGCGGCTCAAATGCCCGACGCTCGTGCTTTCGGAGGAGGTGCTCCACGTGGTGCTCGAGCGCTCCCAGGCGCGGGCGCGTCGGATCGTGGTGAACCTGCGGCAGATCTCCGAGCACGCCCTGAAGGAAGAGAAGGTCGAGATCGGCCTGAAGGACATCGAGGGCGTCCGCTTCTTTACCGGTGAGGCACCGCGCCCGCGGGGGAACATCTGATGACCGAAGTGAGGAAAAGCGGGCGCAGACCCGCCGATGCAGGCACCCCCGGTCGTCAGGAGATCTGGGAGGCGATCCGTCGCCGCACCGACACCTTTACCGTGCCCGAGCTCGCCGATCTGCTCGGCGCCCCGCGCAAGACGGTTTACGACTACCTCGCCTGCCTCTCGGCTGGCGGGTACGTCGAGCACACACCGGCGACAGAACCCGGTCAGCCCGCGATCTATCGCATGCTCCGTGATACCGGCCATCATGCACCGCGCCTGCGTTCGGACGGTAGCCCCGTCCAGCAAGGCAAGGCCACGGAACAGCTTTGGCGCAGCATGTGCATCCTCAAGCAGTTCACCTACCGCGACCTGGTGGAGACTGCGACCATCCCGATCCCGGAAGGTACGGCGAAGGCGTATTGTCGGACCCTGCTCGCGACCGGCTACCTGAAGGTGCTGCGCAAGGCGGAGCCCACGAAGGGCCAGATCGCGCTCTATTCTCTGATCCGCCAGTCGGGCCCGAAATCGCCCATGGTCCAGCGGGTGAAGCGCGTCTTCGATCCGAACACGGGCGAGGTCTTCATCCCGGGGGATAGGGCATGACGGGCCCCGTCGAAATCGCGCGGTCCTCGTGGGGCGAGACCATGCCGTCATGGGTCGAGCGGCTGGCGATGGAATGCGCCACCACGAGCCAGAACAGGGTCGCTGCTCGGATGAACCGCTCGGCCTCGCTGGTCTCGGCCGTCCTGCGCAACAAGTATCGCGGCGACATGGCGGCGGTCGAGGAGATCGTGCGCGGCACGTTCGAGCGGTCGGTGGTTGCATGCCCCGCCCTCGGCACCATTGGCTGGAGTGCCTGCCGCGAGTGGCAGCAGCGGGCCCAGACCTATTCCAACGTGAACAGCGAGCGCCAGCGCATGTACCGTGCCTGCAATGGCTGCGCGCGGTTCCGGAAGGAGGCGCAATGATGCCCGATCAGACCCTTGTCGAGCGGATCGATCGCATCGAGTTTTCCGACGAGGCTGGCGCCGAGTTCCTTCGCCTGGTCGACAGGTCGATCGAAACCGAGGGCGGCGCTGTCGTCCTGGCGGCGGCCGCGAGCCTTCTTGTGCGGGAACACCAGGGCCCCCGGTCCAGTGACGCCGAGCTCGCCCGCCTGGGCGGCGAGTTCATCCAGCTCATGTTCGCCGTTCGCGACCAGTGCGCCGGGCATCGCCAGGGCCGGGTCCACGGGCTCCGTGTCGTCGGAGGGATCGATGCCTGAGCGCTGGACCCAGAACGAGATGCTGATCCTTGCCGCCCGCGGGCTGGGCAAGGTCGACCGGGACGGCCCCCGCGGGGCCACGCTGGTCAGCCAGCAGGAAGTCGAGGCGATGGCCGGCGCGCTCGCGTGCTTCGGTCTCGTCCCCATCCCGCCGGGGGCAGCTGTCCCCGATACCCTTATCATCGCAATAGAGGAGCCTCAGGCATGAGCGCCCATACCACCAGCTTCACCCCGGCGCCGGTCCCCAGCGGCGTGATCGACGTCAACGGCAAGGATTACATGCAGGATGCCAAGGGCAACCTGACCCCGGTCGAGCTGATCAAGCCGCAGCACAAGCTCGAGGACGAGACGGTGCGCCGGGTCATGGGCTTCGCGCTGGCCCTCAGTGACCAGGTGCGGCGCTTCAAGGCCCACACCTTCGAGGATCTGGGCGCGTTCGATGACCTGCTCGCCCAGGAGTTCCAGCTGATCAAGGGCGGACCGAAGGGGAACCGCACCTATCAGACCTACGACGGGCTGATGAAGGTCGAGGTCCGGGTCAACGACCTGCTCGATTTCGGTCCCGAGCTGCAGGCTGCCAAGGGGCTGCTCGACGAGTGCCTCACCGAGTGGTCCGAGGACAGCCGCCCGGAGATCCGCGCGCTGATCACCAACACCTTCAACACCGACAAGGAGGGTCAGGTGAACCGGGCATTGCTGTTCACCCTGCTGCGGCTGGAGGTCGAAGATCCCCGCTGGATCCGCGCCATGGAGGCGATCCGTCAGGCGATCCGCGTGGTCGGGTCGAAGACCTACTACCGCATCCAGTTCCGGGAGAGCTTCGACGCGCCCTGGCAGACCGTCACCATCGATCTGGCGAAAGCCTGATCCACAGATCGGCCGGATGGTCCGGCCGACACGCCATCCACAGGAGAAACCTCATGGCAAACTACACGAAAACCGCCCTGGTCAAGGACGTGGCCGAGCAGCTCGGCGTTCCTGCAGCAACCACCTCTCAGGTGCTCGACGCGATCCTCGCCCAGATCAGGGAGAAGGCCGAGGCCGGCGAAAATGTCATGCTGACCGGGTTCGGCAGCTTCAAAGTCAAGGAGAGCGCAGCCCGCACCGGCCGCAATCCCCAGACCGGCGAGCCGCTGGAGATCCCTGCCTCCCGCCGCCTGACCTTCAAGGCCTCGAAACCCCAGAAGTAAGCGAAACGCCCACGGATCGGGGGCGTCGTCCGGGCGTGGTGGCCCGGGCCTGATGAGCAGCTGGAGAGAGACATGCGCGGATATGAACTACGCGAACGGGACGACGGGTCCGTCGATCTGGTCGAGGTTGTCCCCACCGTGATCGCCACGTTCACGAGCCGGGCTCACGCCGAGAGCTACTACAACTACCTGTCCGAAAGCGGCACGGAGCCTGCGGCCAAGGCGCGCCCGGCGCTTCCGGCTCCGGAACGGCCCAAGCCCGAAGCCGCAGCTCCGAAGCCCGCGCAGGTCGATGCCGCGTGGTCCACGCCCTCCGAAGAAGAGTGGGATCAGGCCATCAAGGCCCTGGATGACGGCGGCGACATGAAGAAGATCGCCGCGGCCCTCAACGTGAATTTCTACAAGCTTCGCGGCAAGTATGCTGCCTGGCGCCGTCGCCAGAACGATCAGGGCGCTACCAGGACCCCGGAGCCGGCCCAGGAGGAGTGCCGCCTCTGCGGCCGCGAGTTCAAGTCATCGCGCGACAGCGACGGCCTCTGCGCGAGGTGCTCCCGTGACGGATGATCTGCGCAGGAAGATCGCGGCGCTGCGCCGCAAGGCTGCTGCGGCAGGGGCTTCCGAGGCCGAGGCGCTTTCGGCGGCCGAGATGGCCGCGCGCCTGATGCGCGAGCACGGGCTCTCCGAGGATGACGTCGAGTTCGACGAACAGTCGGTCCCGATCAAGAGCAAGGGAAATTCCGCCCGGGACAACCTTTGGGGCGCGGTGGGGCGTGCGACGAACTGCGCTGCGATGTTCGATCCGAACTGGACGCCGGTGATCACCTTCGTCGGGCACGCGCCTGGACCCGAGATTGCCTGTTACCTGGTCGAGGTGCTCAACCGTGCCGTCGATCGGGAGATCGCCGCGTTCAAACTGACGCCGGAGTACCGTCGTCGTCGCACCATCAGCACGAAGCGCGCGGCGGTTCGGGATTTCACCTTGGGGCTGATCGTCCGTTTGCGCGCACGGCTGCTGGAGATGTTCTCCGAAACATCGTCGGACGAGGCCTTCGATAAGGCACGGGATGTCTTGCGGACCCGGTTCCCGCACACCCAGTCGTTCACGCCGCGGGTGGCAGCGACCCGCTTTGGTGGCGCCGCTGCTGCCGGGGTTCGTGCCGGTGACAAGGTCAATCTTGCCCATGGCGTGAACGGCGGTAGCGCCGCACGCCGGATCGGGAGCGCGTGATCATGAGGCTCCGCGATGACCAGACGATTTACCAGCGGGTGGCCATCCTCGAGGAGGCGCTCGCGAAGGTCTTGGACCGCGACGGTACCATGGCGGTCGAGATGTTCGACAAACCCGGGATACTCGCCGTTATGGTCCCGGAGATCGGCTCATACGAAACCCGCCGCGCCCACATGATCCACGATATCGCCCACGAGCTCGAGGTGCTGCTGTCATGACCGATCGTTCCCTCCAGCGCATGATCCACGTGGGCTGCAAGCAGCTCGGGCTCGATCAGGACACCCGGCACGATCTTCAGCTCGCGGTCACCGGCAAGGCCAGCATGTCGGACATGACCGACGCCGAGCTGCGCCTCGTGGTGTCGGCGCTCAAGGATCGTGGTTTCTCACCCGCAGGGAAAGGTGGGTTCAACCCCCGTTCAAAGCCCCTCGCATCGCGGGCCGATCTCCGCTTCGTGCACGTGCTCTGGAAGAAGCTCGGGGACGCCGGCGCCCTGAAACGTCCCGGCCGTGACGGGCTGAATGCGTTCGTCCGGTCCCGGTTCGAGGGGAAATGGGAGTTCGTCCCGCTGGACGTCGATGCTCTCCGGGAGCCCGAGCAGATCAATGCCGTCATCCGTGCCCTGAAGAACATGTGCCGGAAAGCCGGGGTGTCCCTGAAATGACCAGGCTTCGCGTCACCGATCACGCTGTCCTGCGATACCTCGAGCGCGTGGGCGGCTTCGATATCCGGAAGCTCCGCAGCGAGATGACCAGGCGCATCACGGAGGCGCGGGTTCCGGGAGCGCCCTATGTTCAGCTCGACGGGATCTCCTTCGTCATTCGCGCGGGCGAGGACTGTGAGGTCGTCACCACGACAATCAGCGGGGGCGCGCGCAAGCCCCGCAAGAAGCGGAAGGGTTGCCGGAAATGA